CATTCACACTGTCTATCCCGTCGCACCGGCGACTTTGTCGACGGTACGGCGTGTTTTCACTACGTTTCTTAACCAACAGGGTGATACCCTGACGGATCCGAATTACGTGGTGACTGGCCTCCTTGCTTGGCTTACTGCCAGCTCGAGTGCCAACATCGGCAAGCTCTTGAACTTCGAGAGTTAATCTCTCGGCGTTCAACATAGCTGTATTAGCGACTTGGATTAACCACCTCCTAGTTAGGGGCAGTTATGAAAAGCCAAGCTAATCTGCTTCTTCACGTCCTGGAAGGTGTCTTGTATGACGTCCTTTCAGCATACCCGGAGATGAGTAGTAGTGTGCGGAAGGATCTTCTGCGCATTACCTCATTGACATTGAATAGGGGTCAAGGGCTATACACCCTTGACTTACCGTCGCTCGATCCACAACTTCTTAGTGGATTGGAGAACGGTCGCCTACAACTTGGTGGTGCTCTCGCGAGGAGAGTTTCACGCAAGTGCCATGTGCCGAGATTATTCTCAGGACTATGGTTGCGAATATTCAATGCTGACTCTTGCTTAAAGCTGGAGCCCGATCCGAATGCAATTATGTTCCTGAGGCAGATTTTCTGCTTAGGGAAGAAATTGGACGTGGCTTGCTCACAAGACCGCCGAGAGGCGGCATTGGAGGCATACCATGAAATCGAATCGGGATTACGACTCCCCTCCCTTAAATGGGAAGAGGACGAAATCCTCCTTGACGAACCAACTGATTCGATCGGCCTTGCCGATTGTTGTCAGGTGTTTGGTTCTGGTGATCTCTTCTATAATGAAGAAGAAGAGTTAGCCCAGTCCAAAATCAAGGTTGTCCTTGATAGAGTACAGCAAGTCGCTGATATTCTATCGCAATCCTTCGGTCACCTGGATGTTATGAGTGAAGAATTTCACACCATTTATTCCAGCGAAGGTATTGGCTTTAAGCACGGACCTGGAGCTGTTGCGACTGGTACAAGGAAATGGGATAGATCCCGTTTCCCCACCTGGCCGCATAAACTTGAACACATATTCCCGTTTGAATACTGTGGCATGACTACCATGGATATTCGTGCGGGCGGTCGGAAACCCCTTAATTCAGAGGCTTCTAGCCGTATGATCTGCGTGCCAAAGACTTCTAAGGCACCTCGGATCATTGCTGCAGAACCTGCTGAACACCAATGGTGTCAGCAGGCTTTGTGGACCTTCCTACGTGGTAAAATAAACAAAACCTTCGTTGGTCAGTTTATTAACTTTAGTAGGCAGGACCTTTCTGCAGAACTTGTGTTTCAAGCCTCCAAGGATCGAAAACTTGCAACTGTCGATTTGTCAGATGCAAGTGATCGACTTTCGTGTTGGACCATGGAGCGAATATTTAGGAAAAACCATTTCCTTCTAAACGCTCTGCATGCCGCACGTACGAGGTCTCTCCGTCATATTGACGGAAGTTTCCTGAAACTCAGGAAATTTGCCTCGCAGGGGACAGCTACCACCTTTCCTGGACAATCTCTTGTGTTTCTTTGTCTTGCTCTTGGTGCTTGCATCAAGAAAGACGAGATTCGTAAGAGAGATATCCTCCGATTGGTTGGTAAGGTCCGAGTCTACGGGGATGATATTATTATCCCCGTGGACGGGTATGAGGACTTGAAGGTTGCTATGCGATCGCTTCAACTTAAGATTAATCTCCACAAGAGTTTTAGTCTTGGGAAGTTTCGCGAATCGTGTGGCTCGGAGGCTTACGATGGGTACGACTGTACTCCTGTAAGGCCTACGACCTTCAGTCCTGACGGACCGCGGTCACGCCTAACTTTACT